CCTGATGCTGCGTCACAATCTTCTTTAGCGTGTCCATTGCATTTTCGACAAGCTCTTGTTCTTCGCGAATAACAGATTCCATATTGTGCGTATAAGAACCATCCTTGAGTTTCAAATAGATTGGCTTGATCGACTTGTTGACCATATCTTCCGCCGAACCATCGAGGTTGCGTGTATTCTCGTCTGCATCATCCAACTCTTCATCATCGGATGGAAGAGGAGCATCTACGCCTGCACTCTTGATCTTTTCTTCTTGCTCGGGCTTGTCATCTTCCCAAACAAGTTGTGGTCTAATACTTTTAAATGATTTGGCCATTGGTTTTACTCCTCGTCTTCTTCTTCTTCTTCTTCTTCTTCGGCGTCTTCTTCATCATCTATATTTTCTTGCAATGTTCCGGACGTGCTCCAAATCTTTCTTTTTCTTCTGAGCCTCGGCGCGACGGTCAAGTGCTCCCCTAACGCTTGAACCAACCGCTTTCACTACGTCTCCTATGGCACCCTCGTCAACATCTTCTTCTTCATCGTCATCATCTTCGTCATCATCGCCATTCTTTTTCTTTTTTGCAAACGGGTTCTTCTTTTTCTTTTTCCCGTTCTCTTCTTCCTCTTCTTCTGAGCCATTCTCGTCTTCGTCTTCTTCGTCTTCGTTCTTTTCTCCGAAGAGTTCTCCAGCCATGGAAATTTTCTTTAGGTCAACTGCATCGCCAATCTTGTTCATGAGTGCATTCCCAATGGAATCTTTCATGCCATTTGGATCTTCTTCTTTTGCGCTCTGAACTGCCTGTGCAATATATGATTCTGTATCATTCATTGTAATGTCTCCTCTAATTCTTATTTATAAGAATTGATAGCTTATTGTTGTGCGTTTTCTTCTTCTTCGGGCTCCTCTTCGACTGGAGCCTCGCTACTGATTTGCTTGTCAATCATTGTAATATCGTTGTCAGACTGACGAAGAATATTCTTTCGGAGCCATTCTTTCGAGAAATACTCACCCTTGAATTCTTCTGCATCTCTTAACATTTCAATTCGACTTCGGAAAATTTCAGTCTCCTGAAGCTCAATGAAGTGAGTGTCTTTTGACCAATCAAAATGGATTTGGTTTCTAAATATTTCCCAATCTTCGTGTGTAATAATTCCCTTGAGTCTAAGCTGTGTTTCCAAAAGATGCAAAAACAATTGAGAAAATCTGCTTCGTAGACGAGTGACAAATTTCCCAAATTTAACCTCGTCTCGCGTGATTTCAGCCGAACGACCAATGTTGAATCCAGAATCTTGTTCCAGTCGAGACGAAGGAACATTCATGGCCTTGTAGAGCTTCTTTCTGAAGTAAAGAATGTCATCAATTTCGCCAAGATTCTGCCCACCAGGAAGAGTTGAAATTTCTGTGCCCCGACCACCTTCGCGTCTCGGCAACCAATAATCTTCCAACATGGTTCGGTGTTCGCGCTCGTCGCTAACTTCGCCTGTGGCTGCATTATATACAAGACGATTCTTAAAGCGTGTCATAATATCGCGCAGATATTGTTCGGCCTTGATCTTTGGAAGATTGCCTACGTCTACATAGAAAATTCTTCGTTCAGGTGCGCGAGCAATGCGATAAATAACAACGGCATCTTCTAGCATTCGTAATTGGTTATAGGTCTTGATGGCCTTGTGCAAGTGCGAGATAATCATAGATTTTTTGGCATCTAACAAACCACAATGCACATAACAAATGCTGTCTTTGGCAATTTTTATATCTTGAGATTGCTGGCCGCTTTTCTTGGCCAAGCCCCCTTCGTTATAGATAAAAAATTCTAGACCAGGACCAATCAAAGGAACAGGCTGCCCTTGTTGCAAAGAAGTTTTACTCATTTTGGTCTGTTTTACTTTTCGGATTTTTCTAGGATCAATGTATCGAAGTTCTTGAATTCCCTTTTGGGGCTGATCGACATCAATAATAATATGATAGTATAATCTACCATCTACATACCATCTTCGGAAAATTTCATAGCATTGCTGTTGAAAATCAAGCTGTTCTAAAACAACATCAAATTCGTCTTGAATTTTAGTTTTAATGGAAGCAGATTGGGTTAATTTGTCCAACACAATGCTGACGGGAGGCTTTTCTTCTGATGTGACAATGGCTTCGTTGACAATATCATCAACGGCATATTCACATTCAGGATACATGACCATTTCACGGTATCGTGTAATGATCTCGGCTTCGCTTTTGGCTGCACCTTCAAAGTCCAGATACGTTCCGTATGCTCCCGCCAAAGGAGATACTTGTAGTGCGCCATCTAAATTCTCGGGAGGAGCAAAAGATTGAATTTTTGCTTCGTTTTCTTGGGCTTCCCGACCGATTGTAAAACCAAAAAGTTTAACCGCCATGTATATAAATCCTATCTACCAAAAAAGGTGGTTGGAGGCAGGTAATCCGCCTCCAACCATCACTTTGTTTTATTTCACTTAGGACGTAACGCCAGATGCCTGCCAGTAATCATACTGCCATGTGCAGGTGAACTCTTCAAGTGTATCATTTGACGACCAATCAAGATCAAGTGGAGCAAGAGTAGATGGCCAAAGATTGACAACGGTTATTCGTTTAATCTCTGCTCCATCCTTTCCATAATGAATAACATCGGCAGTGGCTTGATAATCGGCCGGGGCACTTCCAGCTCCTCGAACATTTGATTCGTGCTGATTAATGGAATTCATCCATGTCTGAATTGCATTGTATACAACAAAATCTTCATCATTGATTACGGTTGTAGTCCATTCGGCAAATGTTCGATTGCCTGCAATCTTAATCGTTCGACCAAAATATGGTACCTCGACCATCCCTATGTCTGAACCAGGCATTTGAGCGCCCTTACATGTAAAGGTCATCTTGGTGCTGGCTGAGCCTGGGTTGGCAATCGAAGGGAAAGGCATGACCACCTCAAATAGATTAGGCCTTGCAGCTCCTCCCGTTAATTGCGCTCTAATATCGTTAATGTTAAAAGGCATATGCCTATTCTCCTTGTGATGTATTGGTTCTATTTGTGCCTAAGTTGACGGAACAAACTCGTAATCAAGACCTTTCCGTCGCGGCTTGTCTTTGTGTTATTCGATGTCTAATACTATTTATACTAGAATTTCCCAACAACTTCTGAAAAGTCAACGCCCGTTCGGACTGCGACAAAGTTTAGTTGAATGAAGTTGATTGAGCGAGCAGGCTTGATGTAAATATCACCAACAAACTCGTTTCGATCAATAACTTCGCCTGTGTTGTTTGTTTCGTCACACACAACCTTGAAATCAAAGATTCCTCTTCGCCCCTGTACATCGCGGAGGAAAGGTTCTACCATATTTCTGAATTGTGAACGAGTGAATGAGTCATTGAACTCAAATAGCGTGAACTTGGCTGCGGTTGCAATGGCTTTTTCTAGTACAATAAAGAGCCTTCGCACGTTAATACGATCAAAGGCACTAGGCTTGGCCAAGAGCGTCTTGTCACCATATAGAATAGTACCTTGCCCCTTGATTGTAACAACGGGGTTAATGCCATTCTTGTAAAGCTCATCGCGATGAGCCTTCTGAGGATTCCAAGCCAGCTTGACAACATTCTTGACATGCCCTCGGTTCAGACCAGCTGGCGACCACCATGGATCACGACTGTTATCTGTCTGGACACAAAGCCCAGCCACATCTGCGTTCAATGGTGTCCAAACGTACTGGTCATTGAACTTGTCATACTGATACTTCCAACCACTATCCAGGACGCCATAAGAACTACTCTTACTGTTAATGGTGTCAGACTTAGCGGTGTCAGGACCTAATCGGAATTCCTTGACAGCAGTAAGTTTGGTGGATAGTGTATTCTCACCAACAACATCTGATCGTTCTGGCGAAATGAATGCAACACAATCCTTGCGCTTTTCGGCTACACTTTCGATAATGTAGCTTGCGACAGTGCCGTTTGCAGGTCCACCAATAACCATTGAGATGTCAGTCTCGTCTGGATCTGCAAACATATCATAACCAAGAATAAATGCAGACGCAGAACTTGTCAGACCATTATTTCCGCCTGTTAGCGTAACATTGTCTGGCTTCCAGGCTTTTTCTTCATCAGTTCTCCCGTCGCCGCCTGTGAATGCCTTGAAAGATTCGACTACACCTGCGGGTGTATCACCATACCATGCAGTATTACCCCAAGCTCGACTCGCTCCACCTGCTTCGACAGACCCCTCCTGAACAAATTGAGTTGTAGGATGATTCAAGAATCGAATATACTTTGACTTTTGATTAATCACATTGACATAGTAGTTGCTGCTTCCGTCGTCAGTCTTTGCATCGCTGGCCTTTGAAAGGTTTGCAAATGTCTCAAGAGGCTGACCCTTGATACCGGTGATGACACCAGAGTTGTCAGAAATGGCAATATGAATTTCGTCATTGGCCGAACTTCGAGCCTCTGCAAATGTAGAAGTTCCTGGAGCTTGGTCAAAGTATTCGTAAAACTCCCATTTTCGGTCGATTGCAATATTGTTTGCAGTTGTAGAAACAGCCTTGTCTAAGATTACTCCAGTACCGTTGCCATTTATATTCGTGTCGGAAGCTGCATATAGTCCTTCATTGAATGCAACAATTTGGAATGTTGCAGCAGGAACAACCTGGGCTGGATATTGGTCTGGCGAGATTTGAGTTGCGCCAGTCACGGCAATGTCATCAGCCGTCGAATCTCGGAAAGTAATTTTATCTCCAAGAACAAAATTGGTGTTAGAATGTAGTGCAATCGTCTTCGATCCGGCAACGGTATTTGCAGTATCAAGAACCACTGCATTGGCAAACTGTCCTGGATAGGAGTCGCACACAGAAACCTTTAGGTTGTTTCCATAATTACCAGGAAACTGTGCAGCCCACTTACCAAAGGTGGCAGCATAGCTAGTTCCGGTTGTTCCAAAAGGACCGTCTCCTGCTGTTTCTGCATAGTTGGTATCGTTTTTGATGAGCAGCGCAGCGGCAGCATCCGGTGATTCACATGCAGTATTTGCCACCGCACTTACGACACGAACCAGATGTAGCTTGTTGCCGTAGTCTAGAAAGTTGGATGCAGTAAACCAATGTGCCGATGTGTTCTGATTTGGCTTACCAAAAGTGCTAACAAGAGTCTCTTGGTTGTTGACTAGTGTGATTTCGTCTACAGGACCCCATTGAAACTGCCCGCAATAGGCTGCGTCTGTGGTAGCCACGGAAGGGACAATTGTGGTTAAATCAATTTCCGAAACATTTACGCCCGGTGAAAGTTGGAATGGCATTTTAATTCTCCTCGTTTAGACCTAATAAGTTATCAAATTAAAGAATTCTCTCTCTCTCGCATACAAATTCTTTTCATTCTGATGATATTTATAATATGGCGTATTTTAGTGAAAACTAGAACGAGGTCCAGATTTTTCTTTGTCTTCTTTCCATAACCAAGAACCATCTCCCCGATCAACTGAAACTCCTTCGTCGATCACAGGTCCCGAATCAATAAATCCAAAGGGTAATAATTCCTCTTCTTCGACCTTTGATTTGTCTGCCAAGATGCGCTTTCTGGCATCCACACTAGTCAAGTCCTTGAAATAGGGTTGAGTGGTGAGCCAACAAAACAGAACGAGTGTCATTACCAAGTCATCATTGTGCCCCGGCTCAGCCTCATAAGAATATCCGCGGGCCACAAAGGAAGTCAGTTCGGCAATGGTGTCAAAATCTTCGATGAGTAGTTTATCATTTTCGACAAGATTCTTGAGATTGAGACAACCCACCTGCTTCACTTTCTTGGTTGTCTTGATTCCAATTTGAGCCTGACCAACACCAAACCCACCGCCAAGAACTTGCCCTGCACGCCCTCGCTGTGTGACCATTAGCATGTTTTCATACTCTAGATCATGATGTAAAATATCGGCCACTTGCTGCCCGATGTCATTGATTTCGACAAGAATAAATGCTTCGTTGTATTTCAATGCAGCATTATGGATAACTGTGGGATAGGTCAGCGGGGGAATTGTTGCATTGCGATATTTAGCCACCTGCTTATAGGGAAATTCTGACGAATCAATGATCGAAAATGCAGAATAGTCAAGCCCCTCACCATGAGACACATCGACAACTAGTGTATATACATGCCCTTCTTGGGGGTTTTCGTAAATGTCCATGTCTCCCAAGACTTGTTTTGGTTCGTGGAATGGCATGTTCTTGAGTTTTGTTGCATTAATCAGAGTATTAATCGAGCCGACAAAATCACATTCAAATTCTTGAGCAAACTGTTCCTTGCTCGTATTCCTGATCGTCTCTTCTTTCCACTGTTCGTCACGCCCCGGAACTTCGCTCCAATGAACCTCGACAGGTTTGTATAGATTCTTTTTTTCTTGCGCATCCGACCACAATTTATAGAAGTGATTCATTCCGCAGGGAGTGCTAACAATAATGACCTTTGTGGTTTTACCAGAAGAAATTGTAGGATAGACAGAAGAAAAGAATTCATCTGCAATATTCTTAGGAACAAATGCAAACTCATCAAGCAGAATCATGTTGTATGTTCCACCACGAACTGCACTAGAAGAAGTCGATGCTGCAACAATTTTCGACCCATTCTCTAGTTGCATGTCCCCGCGATTCCAAACCTTGATTCCTTGCTGTAGAAATGGGGGAAGATTTTCATAGGCCAATTGCAGTCTACCTAGAATATCTCGGGCCAGCGACCCTTTGTTTGCAAGAATGGCAATGTTGACATCTTCGTTAAAGAGAATATAGTGCAAAAAATAAGAAACGACAGTCGTGGTCTTGCCCGACTGTCTCGGAAGTTTGGCAATGGCAAAGCGATTATTATGAATCGTGTTTACAATGTTCACCTGAAAGTCATACATGGTAAAGGGAACAAGCCCTTCATCTACATTGACAATTTTTACATAATTGAGAATAAAATAAACAGGATCTTTAGAACACTTGATGTACTCTGCAATCTGTTCTTCTGTGAATTCTTCATGGGTTCCGGACTTTTTCAAAAGTGGGTTACCCAAATACCCGGTTTGTTGTGTAGCCATGATATTAATCCTTATCGTTACCAGTTAGGTCTAACTTACCTTTTAGCAACTTCTGAAGGTCATGCGTGCTTCCAACAAACAGCGCATTGGTGACATTCTTAGGACCAGACTCGGTTTTCTTCAAGCCCTTGATGTCCTTTTGCAAGTCGATAAGCTGACGATTGACATCAGCCACATTCTTGATGATTTGCCCGACGACCTCATAGGCTCTGGGATGCTCACTTTCTTTGGCCAGTTCAAGAATGCCATCAAGAGCCTCCGACCCCTTTTCAATAATTGCTTTTAAATTGTCTCGGGTATATTCGTAGTCAGTGTCAAGGTCTTTTGCAATTTCAATTTCACTCGCAGGAAGAAGTTCTGCGGGCAGAACTTCTACAGGCTTTTCATCACTGCTCATAATTATTCATCTACTCCTGTACTCAAGTTTCGTCTGGTTCCAGCCAATGTTGTATTAGACGGGAAGAATGTCTGAGTTTGGATAATACCAAAGTCGTCATTTGCGTCGATGTCAGCCACCGAGACACTTAATTCTAAATTGCTTGTCGGGTCAAAGTCTGTTGTTAATCCTGGTTGTGTATAGATCCGAGAGGCAGTTGGTATGCCCCTGAGCTGATCCAATGTTACTTCAGAAGACCGATCATCTACATAATACTGAATTTCATATTTCCAATCAGCCTGAGGATCATCCAAAAAGTTTCCAGTAATAGTAGCCGATTGAGAAGATCCATCATAATGCAGTAGTGTTCTTGTATTACCTGCAATGCTAGTTGTTCCGGTTGGACCTTCGGACAAGATTGTTAAGGTTCCACTATCATATAAATTACTCGTTCGACTGGCTGTGTTTGCCTGTAGATAAACTTTTGAGGTTGTAGAATCAGAAGTAAGGTTGCCTGTAGTATATCTAACTTTAGAATCTGGTCCAGGAACAAAGAAATCTACATAGGCTTTCTTAATGATGCCCGACGATCCTTGAACAGGACCAAACAACAAGGTTTTCATCGTAAAGTCTAAAGTATAGATGATTGTTCGTCGTGATTCAAAATCTCCCTCATAGGCATCTTCTTTACTAATTCCATTGAGAATAATTGGACAGTCAATGTCAATTTTAAGATCGGTTGCATCTTTAATTGTGACCGTAAACTCGGGAGTAAAAAATGGAAGAATCTGTTCAATGATGTTTGTTGCGTCGGCCGCATTGCGACAGTACAACGATAGACTGAACTGAAGATCATAGGGAACAGGAGCATACATTGTCCTAAGCACATTCTGTTCGTTTACTCGAACATGACGATTCAACGTATTCAGTTTTCTGTCTGGTGCATACGTCAAATTACTAAGCTCATAGCTCAATCTCGGAAGAGATGTTGCTATTTGCTGTGCAATTCTAGGATCGGTTAATCGACTATACCACTTTTCCTTTGCGGCATATGATAACGGAACAGAAATCCATTGGGTGGCGCCTCCATCCGGGTCAATGCGCTGAAGTTTTATATCATTAAAAAGTGTTCCATATGCGATAACGTACTTTCTAATTATATCGTGCGTGAATGGTGTGCCTAGCATTATCCAAAGTCTCCGAAGGGTGATGTTTCGCTCAGGTCAAGGATGGATGCGGCCTCATTTTCGATTATTACATTATCGGCTATAATACTAGAGGGCATGGTGTTTCCTGTCGTGACATAAGTAGAAACGCCATTTGCAAATGCAGCATCAATAACATCAACGCCAGTTGTAAAGTCTTCATTGCTATAGGTAAATGTTTCGCATCGTAGGTCGTATACTTGCAATGCACCCGCCTGATAATACAAGGCTTCGTGTTCTACGAACTGAATCTCAAAGAACATGCCTGCTGCACCAGGATACTTAGGATCAGGACGCACAAAGTCCATGAAGATTAGATCGCCTTCACGAGGACGAGTGAGCCCCATTGCAGACAATCCAGGAGTGCCCGCCAACAATTCTTCAAAACGACGAATTGCAACAGTCAACGTGGTTTGGTCACGAATTTCCAAACCAAATCGTGAAATTAGATCCCCTTCACCTTCAAACCCCTCGACATTCTTGATGTACATTTCAATCAAGTGAGCTTCGGTGAAAGTCTTGCGTGGATCTTCTCCATAGAGTTGGTCAAAACTACCACTCTGCTTACGAGGAATATAATAAAAGTCTCGACCATAAAATTTAATAGATTCTATGATTAACGATTCAATTAACGATTGCTCGGATGAACTCTCAAAATTGTTTATGTATACGTTCGTGGGCATATTTTAATTCCCAACCATTATGCCATCATCATATCGACGGGCAGCTCGAATTTGAGAGACATTTCTTCGCGGAGTTTTTCTAGATCATTACGAGCCTCTTCCAGAATAACTCTGCCATTGAGTGTCACTCCACCCGGCATTTGCACACCATCAAATTTAGATAGATTCATTCCCCATTGCTCTTTGAACAGAGCGGTCACATATTGTTTTAGGAACATATCATTATAGACATCTGTATATGTGTCTGGATTAATAATCTTAAAGGCCTCGAAAATTAAATATTCTCCTACTGTCGCGTCAGATCCCCACTCCCAGTCAAGATGAATTTGGTTTTTATGTTTACTAAATCGAATAGGAACTTTACCTGTCAGTAATTCGGAAATCAAGGAAAGATTTTGCATTCGCATTTGATAGCTGAGTAGATCATATCCACCCATGTATGTACCAAATGTTGTTAAATCGCTCATTCGCATTTGATAACGAATATCCCACATGCCGATAGATGTTCCTCGGACATCAAAAATCTTTGTAATTCCTATGTATGAATCTGATGTGTCTGGTGATGCCGTATTGGACCAACCCGCAGAAGGAACACTAATGTATTCATTGTCTATATCAGTTTGAGTTAGCTGGTGTTTTTCGTAAACTTTTTCGACACCATCATAATGATACTCTTGAAATATTTGCAAGCCTTCGTCAAGTCGATCTTCTAGCTGGTCATCATCGACATTAATTTCAATAACAGGTTTTCCTAATCTGCGTAGGCACCATTCTTTTAATGCCGATCTTGATGCTGGTTTAGCCATGTCTTAATTCCAATCCCATTTAGTAATTTGTGGTGAAATAGTTATAGTTCCTTCACATACTCTTAGAATTTTATTGTTTTCGGAGCCATCACTAAATCCAGTAACAGCAGGCCCTCCAGCAATTTCTACATCGTATAGATACCGTCCACCAGTTATGGCTCCTGTCACAGAATTGTTCATCGAGAGCGTGATCGTTCCATTATTTGCACTACCGGAGGGATGAATATCTACGGCAATGTTGGCCGTAGAATTGGCCGAGGTATAAGATTTTCGTATCTGACCAACTCCATTTGCATACTGATAAAGGTTGGCTGAAAATGTGCCTGTGGCATTGCTAGTATATACTATAATATTGGCTGACCAATGGCTTCCTTGGTCTATGATTAAGTTTTTTTGTTGAGCCATTTTATATCCTCTTCCGGAACTATATCTCTTCTTATCTATTTATAAGCTATTCAAATACAATATCATCAGTAACTTGCTCGTCAATTGGTGTGTCATTGTCGTCAAATGTATTTGGGTCAACCTGCTTATCTAATACAACCCCTCCAACATCAACAAAACTTTCTCGATCTAGATTCATGACATCAGCGTCTTGAATATAGCTCGGTCCGGGAGTATTTTCTATTGCAGCCGTTTCTTTGGGAACAAACACGATACATATCTCAGTAGTTGAGGTGGCCACACTACCAGGAACTACATTGGGTTGGGCAATACTCCATACCGGACCCGTGGCACTTCCCCTTAAAATCCAATCACCAACACCGTCTTGTGAAAATACATTTTCGCTTCCTTCGACAATAAATACCGACAATTCGCTTGACAAAGATAAATTACTTCCGTCATCATTCAGGCAAGTGCGCTTATCGTTGACTAAATTAGTTTCGACCACATGAAGTAGATGATCTTGAGTCGTAATAGTTTTCACAGTTCTCATATCGAAAGCCCTCCAAGAACAGCAGAGTCCAAATCAGCCAACGAAAAAACAAGATTTCCGCTAACCGATGTCAAAGTATCTGTGGTCTTTGTTGCAACTAAATCTGTAGTGTTAATCAAATAAGATGAGCTATTTCGCAACGAGGTCAGGGTAGACGCATCGGTAAACAATTCGTTCATTGTCGTATCATCGCTCAACAAAAACGGGCAAATGACAATGCACTGCGCGGAAGTTGAAGTTAGATTCAATTCTTCATTTGGCGCAACTCGATAAAGCCCTATTGCATCCCGAGAATGCACCGAACTAGAACTATCCGTAATGGATGCAGACCCTTTTGCGATGATGAGCGTATATGATTTACTCAAAGACCAATTGTATTGCAGTTGATCCCCATCTTCTATTATACCCGTTAAATATAGGCTAGATTGGTCTTTTGTTACATACATACTTGCCATAATATATTACTCTCCTCCGGTGTCAATCGTAAATTTAGTGTTATTGTAACGATACGTCTTGACTTGTTTTTTTATTCTACAATTTAAATCTTCGGTGTCTATGGTTTCGTCTGGGTTTAGGTTAAGGCCAATATTAACAGAATCACACACAATGTCATTGCCATCTTTAATTGTAATGATGCATATTTGTGTTGCGGTATCCGTAAACTGTATGTTAGCCGAAATAGTCATTTTATTTACCCCAGACCCCCGCCGGGTTCTGTAGCTCCAAGTGGATAGAAGGAATAGTCTGCGGCATTGGCATTAGTTTTAGTAATTGGTCCATGTTGCTGAGTAAATCCGCTCGCCGCCGATGGGAAATTTGTAACAATTGAACCTTCAAAGGATCCGGCTTCTCCCCGGGAGTTTACTCCACTACCCTCAGTTCCACTTCCAGGATGGCCATTTTCTCCTATTATACCTCCTGCACCTCCATCATCTCCTGCACCGCCGCCGCCGCCGCCGCCGCCGCCGGCGCGAATATAACCACCACTTTCGTTGTTTACTATTAGTTCAGGCCCTCCTCCACCGGACCAATTTGACACCCAATCAGATGCATATGTTCCATTTAGGGCCCAGGTTGTACCTGTTCCGGAGGGGGTGCCATTTAATAATTGGGCCAAGGGGTTTCTTATGGCGATTGCAGCTCCTCCTCGACCGCCATCGCCTCCACCAGTAGTTTTCGTTACCGAAAGATCGTCGACCCCGGTGGCATCTCCTGTACCTTCAGGGCCCGCGAACCCTCTTGGATTGGACGAATCGTAATTCGTAGGTGTTCCGGCGCTTGAGTGCCATCTGCCTTGGGTGCCTGGTTCTCCACTAGTACCATCTGTATCACTTCCACCTTGATGACCACCAATACCAGCTATCTCTGCATCGCCAGATGATCCAGATCCGCTCCAATCATTAAGAACCAGAGGGGATGTCGGGTCGCGATGTATTCCTGCACCACTACCGCCACCACCTCCATAGTTTCGGTTGCCTTTGGATACGGGATCATTATCGCCCCAACCACCGACACCTCCTGCTCCACCTATGCTTCCAGAATTGTTTATTGTTATTTTCAAATTCTTTGCAGCTTCTTCTGTGAACGAAGAATATGTTGTCGAATCAGAATAAAATAATTGAAGAGAGGGATATATTCCCAGGCTAAACACATATAAGTGAGTATATCCTCCGATTACAATGTCGGAAGATATGTCAATAGTAATGTCAAGAATGGCGTTGATTGGAGGCAGACTTGGGCGCCCGGCTGCATCTATAACTGGAGATCCTGATTCTCGATAGGGACCAAACGGATCAGATACAACATCAGATGCAGAAGGTGCGCTTTCATACGAGAAGGCATTCCATCTTACCCAACTATAAGGAAATTCAACATTATAATATCGAGTATCACTATTTCCA